TCCACATAGCAGCGGCAATTCACGTGCTCTGGCGGATAACCAACTTCGCTAACCGGATGCCCGTCTTTAGGTTCGCAAACTTCGCAAGTCCTATCATCAATGTTCGTTTTCCATACCTCTTTGAATTGCACGTTGTAAATCTGCTTTAGATCATCCGCCATTTGTATCTGCGATTGGACCGCCGCGTTCGTTGTCTCTGTTATCGCAACCGTGCGCGCCCTTTCAGGTGCATAGAATACCGATATCCGGCGCGTCAACTCGTCTAAATCCCATGACTCGGTATAATACTTTTGCACCAGGTCGACAACCATTTCACGCGTCCGCCCGTTCAATTCCGTAGCCTTCTGCATTCCCCACCGCGCTGCCCAATCAATAGCGCGTTGATTTACCAGCATCCAATCCACCGCGAGATTCACTTGCTCCGCCAGCCCGAATGCTTGTATCAGGTAAACATCCTCGAGCACGGATGAAATAACCTTTCTAATCGCCTTGCCGCCGTTATTCCAGTAGGTCTCAGGCACATTGCTCAAGTCAGGCGGGTTGCCAAGTAAGCGCATAAATTCTTTGCGCTGCTTCTCCCATTCGTCACCGAGACGGCGCTCCATCTCAATCTCAAACCTGCGCCGGTTGCGCAGTTCACCTTTGACGCGCTCCAACGCCGCCAGAATATCAGTCATGCCGCTCCTTCAACAGCGCGGCAACGTTGCGCAGCTCATCGAGCACATCCGCCAGCCCTGAATGCTCATACGTGCCATTGAACACGCTCTCTACTTCGTCAACCGTAACACACAATTTCAGAGCGTCATGGATTTCAGCAAGCATGCCAGCCGGGATAATATCGCTCTCAAACGGGCAATCCGCGCCCTTGCCGCGCTCCAGCCTCTTGATAGATTTCTTCTGCCACTTGCCTAACTCCTCATCAAGCGGCATCGGTTTTGGCTCCTGCGGCTCTACCGGTTCCGGCTCTGGCATAACGTTGTATTGCGCAAACTCCCGCCCTTTTGGAAGGTCATAACCTAATATCTGCATAGCGTCACCCGTAGGCACGCCCGCTTGCACCAACTTCAACAGGGAGTCGGCGCGTTGCGACTCATCCGCCTGGAAAATATCCATTTCATCGAACATAAATTCAACGCGCCGCCCAAGCGACTCCATCAGTTGCCGATTCAGCGCGTCCTCAATTATCCTGGCGCGTGGCCTGATTAAGTCCTGCCAAAACGCAAGCCGGTGCTCCGCCGCGCTCGCATAATTATCGTCACCCATAAACATATTTACCGGAATACCAAAAGCATTGGCGATATTCTTTGTCGCCTGCTGGTACAATTGTGGCATGGTCATTTTGTTAAGATCTTGTGTCAGGGAGTGCGGTTCAACTTTGGTACGCAGGAACAGGTTGCGCCAGGCGTTCCCAATCCCGCTTGATGTGCGGTTGATGAAGTTCTGTACCCGCTTCTGCTCGTCATCGGTTATCGAACCCTCAACGCTCCATAAAGTCATCGGCATAGCCCCGCCCTCAAAGAACCTGGAGGCGAAACGAGTTTGATAATTCATCAGCGCGGCATCGTTCAAACACGCTTGCACGGTGCTCACCCCGCTTGTTAGATCATCATTATATGAAAATTCCTTGATGTAAATAATATCTTCCTGCGGCCACACCTGCCCGTTTTGTGAGAAGGTAAACCTCCCGGACATGTCCGCTGTCACCGTCACTGTGAAAGGATTCAGCCATTGGAGGTCAATCACCTTAACGCGGTTGCGCAGTTTTAGGATGAATGCGCGCCCCTCACCGAGTAAAGCCGCCTCTATCTTCCAGATAAGATCACGTATATCTGTCTTGTACGGCCATAGTACTTGCTTATCCTTTTCGAAAATTTTCACGGGTACGGAACTAATCGCATCACAACGCATTCTTACCCCGCGATATACCAGGGGGACGTGACTGTAAGCCTCCTGCACATTCGATATTGAATTTGTAAAATCCGCGCTATCGTTTAGCAGGTTTTGCTGCCACGCCGGAATACTTACCAGCGCCTTATAATTTTTATTGACCGTTGATAGCTTCATTGTCAGGCTCCGAATAATATTACGGGTTGCGCGGCTTCTACCGCGTGCCATGCAAACGCAAGCGACATGACACAATCGTCATGCTGCCCCTCAGGCGCGGAGTAGGATATTGACCCGCTCGCATTCTGCTTGCTCTCATAGCTCAATAGTTCACCGACTAATACAGGGTCGTCAATTATTCTAATTTGACCATGCTCAAACGCTGCCATAAGCGCTGTAATGATTGTATGTTTTGTCGTGTTCGTGGTAGTGAAAGGTTGCACCCGTAACCCGCGCGCGGCAAGGTGGTCGATAACCGGCCGCCCTATGCTATTCGCTTCTACTACCATCCCGGTAAGCTTCCACTTGTTATAAGCAGCGGTCAAGCGGTCTTCCAAAACTGGATAATCAACCCGCGTGAACCTATCCAGATAAACCACGTCTTTAGATTCTGTATCAATGACCGTAATAACCGTGTAATCAACGCTTGCCGCCACGTCAACGCCCGCCACATATTGATGATTTTCAAGAGGCGCGTCAAGCGGCTCCAGGCAAGCCGCCTCATGCACGCGGCGGAAAACCATACCATCGCTCGATATAAACTCCGCCATTATCTCTTGACGGTAGGTTACTTCTGGAAGCGTGCGCTCCGCCTCTTCAAGTTCACCGCGCGGTAGATACGGATTTTCCCAGCTTGACTTCTGAAAAGACCGCCATTGTTTATTAAGCGGGTCGTTGCCCTTTTGGAATAACGTATGGAAATAGTCATAACCGCGCGGCGTGCTGCATATCATCGCCCCGCCCGTCAAGTCCATAAGCGTAAGCCGGATCACGTATTCCCACGAGTATTGCAGGTGAGGTACTTTCGCTGCCTCATTGACAATAGCCCTTCGCGCCTTCTTGCCGCGTGACGCGTCTTTGTCTTCCAGGCTCCACATGGTTATGGCTCCGCCCGTGTTTATCGCCAGCCGCTTTTCTTGCTCGCTCTTGTCAATGGTTATCGGCGCTAAAGTATTGACCATCCAGTCCCAATTCTCCATCAGCGTTTTGTAATTCGGTTCATACCAGTTGACGGGGTCGCCTTCAAGTACCCCTTCAACGGCATAATTGCGCTGCATAATATCCTTGCCCCAGCGTCGCCCGTTGCACAAAACATTGAAACGGACAAGGTTTTCATAAACGCTCTGTTGGCTCGGGTGATACGCCGGGAGTTGTAACCGGACGGTTGATATACTCCACCTCCACTTTTTGAGGGCTGCCATCTGCCCCCGTGACTTCCTGCCGCTCCACGTAGCCACGATTCTTGCCCAGCGATTTCAGCGTCAACGTCACCGCCCACGGTTCGCCGTTCATTACTGCTTGCTCAAGTTTGAGTTCGGCCTTATCCACGAGCTTACCGCGATAAGAATCAATAACACCCTGCACCTTTGGATTTTTAGCGGCATGCCGATAAATCGTATGAGGCGAGCAACCCAAAGCACTCGCGGCAAGGTAAATCATGCCGTGAGTTTCTTCCAACGCTTTGAGAATATCAGCCGTACGGTATGCCATTTATGCCAATCTCTTGATTTCGAGTTCAGGGAACGCGGCGTGCATCCGCTCAAGGATGACCGCGCAGTAGTTTGGTGAAATCTCAATGGCGCGGCACTTCCGGTTCAAGTTCTGACACGCCACCATCGTTGTGCCGGAGCCACAGAAAGGTTCGTAGACATTGCCGACAGTATGGTTTATCAAATCCTGAACAACCCATAGCGGCTTTACAGTCGGGTGTAAAACAGTTTCTTTGTCAACAGTATCTTCTGTTGCTCCCTCGCCTTTCTTATGGTCATACATGTCAGGGTGATAGTCAACCCATTCTGGCCACTTTGCATTTCTTTCAAATACAAGGATACACTCTGACCGCCTTGCCCATCCATGCCACGGGACAACACCAAACGCAGTTCCAGGTTTCCACAACCATAACATTCTGCCAAATTTATAGCCTGCGTTTATAACAACAAATAAAAGGGAAGGAAATTTTTGTGGTGAGTGAAATGCAATAAAAGTTGTGCAACTATTTGATATTAATCCAACCCACAATTTATTAAATTCATCAAAGTTTTCTTCAGATAACTTGTCGTTTTCAAATTCCTTGCCTACATTGTAGGGCGGGTCTGTAACGCAAGTTTCCGCGTCGTAGTTTTCCAATAACCTCTCCACGTCCTCACGTTTGGTCGAGTCACCGCAAAGTAACCGATGCTCGCCAATCTGCCACAGGTCACCCGTGACAACCTGCCACTTCTCATTCAGTTCAGCGGCGCGGTCAATCTGCGGTTCAGCGTCAACGGGGTCACGCTTCGCATACTCCAGACGTTCCTTCTCCGCAATATCATCCAGCATCTTCAGCACGTCCGCGTTATCTGTTTCGATGCTGGCGAACAACTCATCCAGTTTCGCTTTGTCAGTCGTGGCCATCGCCGCAATCGGATCAAGCGTTGAGAGTACCAGCGCCTCCTCCTCCTCGCTCAGGTCAACGTATTTTACCGGGATGGTCTTCGCGCCTTCCCTCGCGGCTAACTGGCAGCGAAGATGCCCGTCCACCAGGTGACCCGTGCGCTGGTTGATGATTACCTCTTGCACCCAACCTACCTCTTCCAAAACGCCCTTTAGTGCGTTCTGCTGGTTAAGCGGATGCACCCGCCAGTTACGCGGGTTAAATTGAATCTGGTCAAGCGATTCCTCGCCTGAGCCAACGATGCGGTTTGCGAATTTACCCAACGCCATCCCCGTCGTTCCTGAGCGCCTTCGCAATCGTCACGTCGTTGGTCTGCGGCGTGATCAAGTAAGCCGCCTGGTTACTCACCAACCCGACAATGAGCATCTGCACCAGCGCGATGATACCCTCTTTGCCGCAAACGATTCCGGTGTCGAGTACCCCGTAGCATCCGAGCGCGTAAATAGCGGCTGTAACGAGGGCCAGCAAGCCAAGCATGATGAGCTGCTTCGTCTCGGTCACGAGAGCTGCGAACCAGGTGCGCAGTCCGGGGATGTAGCTGAACAGCAGGGATAACACGACACCCGCGATAGATACGATTAGTTCACTTGATACAATCATTTAGTACACTCCTAAGTCGGTGAATGTTATTTCGTGTTCGTCAATACGGCGCTCTCGGCGGAGTTCCTTCCGCATATCATTGACAAGGAATTTCAGCCATTCCGGCCACTCCGCCCGATTTGCGCCATAAATATTGAGGCAAATATTACACAGGTCTCCCCGCGTGATGCATTTACCGCAAACGCAAGTTTTTCGCATAATATTCCTCACTAACTAATGGTCACGAAAACAGCCGTTTGTTGCGTAATTCGTTGAATATTCGTGTAATTGTTGACCTGCTCTTTCCCTCT